CATTTGTACGCATGACGAGATGATCCGCACGATGCGGAAGAACATTCAGTTCTTTGGTAATCCAACTCTTCTCTCCTCCAGACCCAAGACTGACCTGATGGAACCGGGAGGTGACACTTCCGTTCAACGTCCTTCTATTGCAGCCAACTCTGGCTTTACTGGTTCTGGTGCTTTGAGCCAATCTCGGTTTAAGGCTGATCCTATTTATCGAGGTGGTTCTGACGGTCAGCTGCGAGTACCAAGGGTTATCGCAAACCTGGAGCCGAATGACCGTGTTGGTTACATCGTTCCTGATGCCATCACTGGTGACCAAAACTCGTTTGCTCGTCAATATCGAGAAGAGATTCGCACCGCTCTTGGCGGTGTTGACGAACTTTCAATCTCTGCTGGCGTCACCGCAACTGAATACAAGTCGTTGTTTGGTCGCGTTGCCGCAACTTCCAAAAAGAAAGCAATTTCAATTTATACCTACGGTATTTGCCGTTGCTTGGAATTAATTCTTTTCCAAGAGGAACGTATTTTCCGTGACACGTTAGCAGCTGCCGCAGGCTTAGAAAAACCTCTTGAGCTTCCAGAGACTGCAACAGAAGAAGATCTTCTTATGTACGACGACGCAATGTCGATGTACGAAGACAAAGTTAAGCAGTTGATGATGGCTTGCTTGAGGACCCAACAGATTCCACCCGGAGTTTTGGGCTTAATTCCTGATGGTGACGTAACAATGCAGTGGCGTTGGTTAGGTCCTGTTTACGAAGATTCGACGCAAGATATCTTAAATAACTCCATTGTCGTAAGAAATCTGCAAGAATTAGGTGTTGATAGCATTGAAGCACTGAAATACCTCTTCCCGTCTAAGACGGATGAGGAGCGGGCCGCGATGCTATCGGGGTTCCCGTTCAGGATGGTGAACGAATTACAGGGTGCATACTCTCAGTTCGCTCGCCTCGTGGGGGGGATGATGCAGACCCCTCACCCGCAATCACCGGACTTACCGATGGCTGCGGATCCGCGATTGGATTTGACCCCATATCTGTATCGCACCCTAGAAGCATTACAAAAGGAGATGAGTTATGCAGGACGCTACCGTCCAATCGATCCCACAGACGAGCCCAGCACCAGCGGCCGTCGCACCCAGCAGCTACGTGGCGGCAGCTCCGGCACCAGCAGCACCGGCGGCACCGGCACCAGTGGCTTATCAAGTGGGTACGAGTTACCCCCAAGCGGTACCTCAGGCAGCCCCCAGCTACCAATCAGCCCCTATTCAGTACGCCCCCCAATCCCAACCGGTGGAAACCTCGGCGGGGAATCCTTGGGAATCGGCGTTCAACAAGGTGGTGAACCTGCTGAGCGCACCAGTCCAGTCCCCGTTCCAGGGTCAACCGTCGCCTCAGACGACCGAGTTTACCCCGGCCAACTACGGACAGCCCAGCAGCCAAGCTACGCAACAATCGGCTCCGCTGACCTGGTCTCCCAGCCAGGAATCCTCGCCCAATTATTCCCAAACCTCCTCGACTCCCTCATTGGAGCAAATCGCGGACCTGGTGGGAATGAGCCAGGAAAGCCGTCAGGTGATGGACGCGTTCGGGATCGAAGCTCCGGCTCTTCTGAACAACTACGCCCTAAACCTCGAGGGTCTGGTGGACAGCGCCGTCGCGTGGGGAAATCGCGCAGCTGACACCATTAAGGGTTACGCCGAATTTGCTGTTGGTGAACACCAAGAGAACCTGGCGTACAACGAGATTCTCACCAACCCCGACGTTCTTAGCGATTACACGCTGAAGTTCTTCGGTCCTGAAGGTCCCTACCCCGTTTACGAAAACGAAGCTCAACTGGAGACCCGTGGTTATCCCACTGCTCCGGTGAATAACGCGATGGCTCAACTGAGCGAAATGCCCGCTCCTCCCGCCGCTGCTGCTCCTCAAGCACAGGGCGATTTCTGGGGTGGCTTTAGCGAGCAGATGGCCCGTGATCCCCAAAACGCCTGGCGTCTTCTGAACCAGGCTCAACCCCAAGCCGTTGCAAACAAATTGTTTGTAATGGAGTGATAAGTATGTCGGTGATTGAATAAATTACCGACTGCTAAAATTTGTGTTAGATAAGACATACCAATGTCTGAATCTTTCACCCATTAAACACTTCCTGCGACACTGGAGGATAAAACAAAGTGTTCATCGATAACGATTTTCCAAAGATTCTTGGTGCGGAACTCTATCGTCCCCACCCTGCTTACATCGCGGAAATGGCGGTTGAGCCCGTGGTTGTCCACGACTTCACCCGTCAGCCTGGTCAAACCGTTCAGCTGGATCGCTACAAGTTCTGGGGAACCCCTGGTACCAAGGACAGCCGCGAGCGTATTGCTGACCAGACCATTGGTACTGCTAACAGCCGCAACATCACCAAGGAGAAAGTCCTGGTGGTGCTTAAGGAATACACCGGTCCTGCGGACCCGGGTGATCCCACCCAGCCCAGCACCTTCAAGATTGCTCGGGAAACCCTGGTTACCGCCCAGCGCCTGCTGCTGGACACCGGCAACCTGAACATGTTCCACCAGAGCATCGGTTCTCTGACCCTGCTCGACGACTATCGCCGTTGGCGTGACCGCGTCTTCATTGACGAACTGGCTAAAGCTGAAGCCAACGGTGCCGCCTCTGGTTCCCAGGGTGGTTACTACTTCGCTGGTGGTAAGACCAAGGATTCCTCTGGTCGTATCTCCTACACCGCCGCTGAGTACACCGCTCAAGTTCAGCAGTTCTCGGTTGCTACCGACCTTCTCACCACTGTTAAGGACCTGCGTAAGCGCAACGTTCCTACCTTTGCTGATGGTCTGTATCGCTGCATCTGCGATCCCACCTTCATGATGCACCTGCGTCGTGATCCCGACTTCCGTGAGATCGCTCGTTACGCTGGTAATCCTGGTCAAGGCATGTACATGGGTAACCCCATGATGCCTAACAACTCCAGCTTCTACATGGGTCCCCAGGCTGGTCAGGCCTACTTCCTGGCTGGCGAACCTGTGATGCCTACTGGCGTTCAGTTCGAAGGTGTGAAGTTCTTCGAGTCGACCAACTTCCCCTCCAAGAGCGTTACCGCTTCCTTCGACGAAGGTTCCTCCTACGGTTCCCAGGAAGTTGCTCAGGGTTACTTCTTCGGTCCTCAGTCTGTTGGCGTTGGCATCGGCGGCCCGAACGCTCAGGTGCTCATCAACAACAACGACGACTTCAGCCGTTTCATCATCCTGATCTGGCAACTGTACGCTGGCTTCGAGATCCTGAACAAGGACTTCGTCACCACCGCCTACAGCTTCGTCTCTGATGACGGCGTGCTCTGATAATTAATTGTTACTTCATTACATAGGTAAAGATAATGACCTATTTGTCCTCTAAGAAGATCTACCCGGGTAACTGGGCAGAGCCTCTGAACGGCTGGTACAAGAACGTTGATACCAACGATTCCGGTACCAACAACGCTTCGAAGGGCGGCCCCACTGCTGTGTTGGCCGTCCCCGGTTGGAAGTATTTCCAGCAGCGTGGTTACGTCGCTGTTACCGCCACCTCTGGTGGTGGTGCAGTGGCAGAAGCCAGCGTGATCGTTCCTTCCCCCTACCGGAATGACGACACCCGCCCCAACATCACCGGCATGGTGATCTCTGGTGACTCCACCACCCCCGCTTACGTCTACCGCGCCACCCTTTCCGTGGCTTCCGGTTGGGGTGATGGCCGCGTTGCTTCTGGTGTGTATGCTGCCACCGGCAACGTGATCACCTTCTGCCGCGATTCCAGCGGTCCTGTGGCCTCCACCGGTGTCGGTGAAGCCATCGGCCAGGCAAACCTGACCTCCACCACCTCTGGCTCTCAGGCTGGCGAAATCTTCTTCGCTGCTGGCTCGGCTGCTTACAGCACCCTGCCTTTCCTGACCGCTACCGGCGCTGCTGGTGTGGTGCAGTCCGGCGTTTATCGCGAGACTTCCTCTGCTGAAACCTTCAAGGTCTTCGCCCGTGGCACCGCTACCGGCCTGACCACCTCTGGCGGTTTCTACATCTCCAGCGGTGACTCCAATGCCAGCAAGACTGGTTACCTGGTTGTGGAAGTTTGCTACATCCAGCCCGATGTTGCTGCTGGTTACGAAGATATCGACGGATATCTGGAAG